CCATTCACCCCTAGAATTGATAGTCGGGGTGTTGATTTAAAGAATTGGGAAGACTTCTCAGCAGGTTATTCTTACCGAATTGATGCAGGGGGAGCGAAAAGGGAGAAAGCCCAGTGTGTAAAGCCAACTTCCTATAATTGTGGAAGTATTTGTATCAATATCAAGAAAAGTTGCAGAGCCAATGCTCAGGACGATTTTTCTCAGGAAAGGCTTTTTAAATTAAACGAATTACGAGCGAAATATTTAAGACGGTCAATAAAACCAGGCGTTTTACCAGAAGAAGAAAAAGAATTTCTTAAAAAAGCTGATGAACTCAAGAAAATAACAGAACCCTTGTTAATAAAGGAATGGGAGGAAGTACAAAGAAAAAGGGAAGAATATGAAGTAAAGAAATCAGAAAAACAGAAACAGGTAATGCTAGAGGAACAAGAACGTCTCAAAAAAGCTAATGAGGTAGATGAGAAGTTCAGAACAATATCAGAACAACTTAGAATAAAAGCAGATCAGATTAGAGCGAAATGGGAGAAAGAAAGAAAGGAGAAAGAGGCTAAAGATGCAGAATTAGATATTTTATTGGAACAACGGAAGGGAAGACGAGACGCATTGATGATCGAAGCACAAGGGAAAAGAGCGCAGTTATTAAAATTACAGGAAGACTTAAACAATTCCCCTCCCGTACCCCGATTTTTACCTAAAAAGGTTATAGCTCAATTTTTAACAAATGAAAACATTGAATACTACACTGGAGCCAAGACGAACGAAAGAATTAAGGCAATTCTTCAAGAAGCCAGAAAATTAATCTATGTGGATAATCCCACAAAAATCAATACTAACAATACAGTTTTAGATAAAAAGAGAAAAAAAGAATATCAGGATGGGATAGAAGAACTTTCTCGAATGATTGAAATTCCAGGGTTAACCAGTACATTGTCTATTCGTGAAATAAAACAAGGACAAAGAAGCTGTTGCTGGCCAACGGGGACTATTGACATGGGAACCACGGAGAAAGCAACATTAATACATGAAGCTGGGCATTGGATAGAGGATCGTTCCCCTTTAATACACAAAGAGGTGCTTAATTTTTATAATAGAAGAACTGCCAGAGAGGAGACAGTAAAATTAAAAGATGTACATCCACTTAATTACGAAGATTACGAAGTTACCAAGGTTGATAAATGGATACATCCTTACATGGGGAAAGTGTACGGGAGTAATATGTATAATACAGAGGTTTTATCAATGGGATTAGAATTAATGCACAGGAACCCCATTTACCTAGCTAAGAACGATCCAGAGATGTTTGATTTTATCTATTCTGTAGTTAGGCAAGGGAACTGAAATTAATAGGTCAATCAGAATAAACAGCCCACTAATTTCACATCCTTTCTGGTGAATTGTTTGAATTTTCCAATAATACCAATTTTTTGATAGAATAGTTAAGAAATTATAGGATTAAAATGTATGGCTTCTATCTTGTTGGACGGTGTTGAGTATCCCCTGGAAAAACCTGTGGATTTTATGTTGAATTGGGCTATAGAAGGCACAAAAGATGGATTCACTAGCGCGGAGTCGCTTAATAAAATTAGCAACACCTTAAAAGCTGTCTGTCCCTCAATCCCCGAACATTTCTTCTACTCCTCAGAGGGATATGTTTACCCATTGATTGACACCTATCAAATTGTCGATTTTGTGGCAAAGTTAGTAGTGGCGGTTATCGACAAACGGATTGCCGCAGTTGAAGCTCTCCCTTCAGAAGAAAGATCCTCCACTGAAATCCTAGAAAAGATTGCCCTATTGAAACAAGCCGCAGACCAGATTGGGAAACAATTTGGAGATCAGAAGATTGCTTTACTATTAGGGGGGATTCAAGTGTCTGTTAAGGGGAATGTCCATAACACCTCGTCCTTGAATGAATCACGGTTTCGGGAAATCAAGCAGCAGATAGAGCAATTAAACGCTGAGATGTCTTCGTTTCCAATCAATTAATTTCCCTAACGAGTAGGGAGAACAATAAAGCCCCAGGTATTCTTGGGGATTTATTGCTACAATTCAATTAAACCAATGCAATTAAACCAATTCAATTAAACCAATTCAATTAAACCAATGCGTAGTATTTAATTAAAACTGCCTCTTAATCATAGCAAGGAAAAGGGGGATTTTTAGATGGTGGCAGGATTTGGCGGGACTACTATTACGATTACAGCAAACGCCAGCCAGGCTGTCGATGTAATCAGGGATCTAGGGGAAAGCCTCCTCGGTCTACGTCAGCCTTTGCAGGTTTTTGATTTATTCCGTGAATCTTTTGGGGGAGTGACAAGCTCAATTGTTCAGACGACCTCAGTTATTGGATTCTTTGGGCAGGGGATGTCAACGCTTCGAGGGTTGGTTTCTAACGGCCCGTTTAATTTGTTGATTGGACAAACTGTCGAACTACAAGGGCAGTTGCTATCGGTCGCATCAACGATGGCAGCAACTTCAAAAATTATTAGTAATGGGTTTGAGATTAAAGATCCCACCCAGGCTATCTTAGCTCTCAATCAACCTATAAATGATCAGATTAGACAGTTAAGGATTGATTCTATTGATCTAGTTGGGGTCACGTCAAAGCAATTAATCCCAATATTTCAACAGGTCGCAGAAGGAGCTACACCTATCGGGGCTACCCTAAGCGATGCACGGAGTCTAACCATTGACTTTGCAGCCGCTTTGGGGACATTACAGGTTCCTTTATATCAAAGTAGACAAGAGATTCAATCAATTTTCCTAGGAACAATTGACATGAATTCTATCTTGGCTAAATCGTTAGGAATAACTAACACGATGGTTGCCAAGTGGAAGGCTCAAGGGACTTTAGTTCAGGAATTAACCACACGATTGTCTGCGTTTAGGGCTGGAAATAAATTAGCCGCACAGAGTTTTTCTGGGGTAACGTCAAACATTCAAGAGATGTTTGAATTAATAGGACAAAGATCGGGGGAAAAGCTATTAGCGCCTTTGACTCAATCCCTAAACGAAGTCTATAAGTTTTTACAAACGAACCTTGAGATGTTGGTGGGTGAATCAGGGAAGGTTACAGATCAGATCCTTCGCGCGGGTCTAGCTTTTCAATCTATTTTTAAAACCGTCTTGGGGGATGTAGTGACGGTTTTTAAAGATGTCCCCCTATTCTTGTTTACCTCTCTGGCGAACGCATTGGAGGCACTAAATCAAGGGCTGGGATTCACAATGGCGGTGTTGCGTCCAGCACTGAATCTATTTTCGGCTTTGTCAGGGGCTATAGCACCTCTAGCTAGTGGGTTTTTAGTAGTTGCTCTACAGGTTAAATCTCTTGTTTTTGGGGTCAAGTTACTTACCTCTGCTTTCGGGGTTTTGGGGAATATTCTCCTTCCGGGCGTGGGACAGCTACTGCTGTTGTTAGCAGGGAACGCGGGGGCATTGGCAACAGCATTCACAAGTTTAGGGGGAGCTTCTGTTTTTAGTGCAACAGGAGCGGCGCGATTATTCGCCAATCTCCAACTGATACCCGGATCTGTGACCCTAATCACGGCTGCAACCGCCGCACTAGGGAATGTCCTCAAGAGTGTCGGGGTTGCGGTTGTCGCCTTTGCTGCGTTTAAGGCAATTGACACATTTATTCTTCAGAATAAAGCCTTGATGGAGGTTCTCGGAGGGGTTGCCGGGGGTTTGGGTGAGGTTATCAACATTCTGGTTGGATCGTGGCAGTCCGCTTTAATTACCTCAACAGTTGTTGTTACTGGTTTAGCGATCGCCTTCCGCGCCCAATTAATCCCTGCGATATTGTCCTTCATCCAAATTCAATTGGCTGGTGTTGTAGGTAGTGCCACCACGGCATTTTTTGTTTTGTCGGGGGTATTGAGTTCCCTTGGTTTGGCTGGGATGGCTGCAAGTGCTGGGAGTGCCGCGAGTTCATTGTTAGGATTGTCATCGGCTGCGGCTGCGGGGACTTTGACGGTCGGAGGATTGGGTGTTGCAATAAAAGGATTGGTACTATCAACCGCAGCACTATTAGCACCTTTATTGGCTGTGGCTGCGGTTTTGGGAGGGGTTGGACTCGTTCTTTATAGTCAATCCTTAAACGATTCTACGGAGGCAACAACCGAACTAGCAACCCGAACAGAGGAATACGGGGATTTGGCTATTGACTCCCTTGAGAAACTGTCTGTGGCTCAGAAAAAGCAACAAGAAGCTGATAAATTAGGTATTAGATTAACGGATGGAGAATACAGGAAAAATCGGCAATTGCAAACACAGGCACGGCTAAGAATTGGACTTATCGAGGATCAGATAGCTGCATTAAAAGAACAAGAGAGAACGGTCAAAGGGGATGCTAACAAGTCTAATATTCAATCTCAAATAGGCGAGTTAGAAAAGTTAAAAACGGCATTAGCCCAAGCCTCCTCTAACGTGGTTATTGCCCCAAAAGATTTAATGGTATTAGGAACAGCGTTAGAACAGTTAAAGAAAAAAGCAAATGAAGCTATGGATGCAATTCTAAAACCATCTGGAGATCAGGAGGTATTCAAGAAAAAAGCGTCCGAGGTTATTGAGTTTAACATGGCTCTATTAGAAATGGGGCAAACGATTGATAGGGATGTTACTAGCAAACTCCGTCAATTAGCCTATGATACAAGGTTAGATCAAGAGGTTCAACGCAAGGCACAGGAAACAATTACTAAAGTCATTGAGCAGGAAAGCAAAAAGCGATCCGATACTATCGCAAAACAAAAAGCCGAAATAGAGTCTCAACAAAAGAATGGGGAGATAGGAACTAGAGAATCAGAGAGATTAACCACCGAACTAACAATTAAGGAATTAGAGGAACGCAAGGCAGCACAACAACGGATTCAGTCTGAACAACAATCCTTTGGAAATCTTGAAGCAGTCCGAAAAGCAGGGGAAGAAATTAAGAAAATAGAATCGGATATCACTAAAGCCATTGCAGAGGAACGATCTAAACGAAACGAGGAACTGGTTAAAAACTTTCAAGAGCAACAGTCAATCATCGAGGGATATCTTGCTCAAGGACTATCCACGGAGGAAAACTACAATAGCCAAAAATCACAATTACAAATCAAGGGGTTAGATGAACAAATCAGGCAACAACAGAACAAATTAAAGAAGTTAGCGGATACTGACAAAGAAGGTCGAGAAGCTGTCAACGCCGAAATCGGAAAACTCCAGGTTCAGCGTCAAAAAACAATCAAGGATGGCTACGACCAAGAACTTTCTACACTAGAAAAACAACTTAAAAAAACTGTTGATTTAGTTAAAGAAGCTGAATTAATTAGACAAAATGAAGTTCAGAGGTCGTTTAATGAATTTGGAGGTGATCGGAACTTAGTTGACGAGGAAAATATTAAAAACAACCTCAAAACTCTTGAGTCTGAATACAATAACACATTTAAAAAACTAGAGGCAATAAAAGCTCAACCCGCACTCTCAGACCCACGACTAGAGGCTAATAGACAAACTGAAATCAGAAAGCTAAGACAAGAACAACTCCAACAATCCCTGGGGATGTTGAAAACCGAGAAGGAAGCCTGGGATGCCCACACTCAAACCGTTTTAGGGAACATCGCCAAAGAGAATGATGCTCAATTATTAAGCATAGAAAAGCAGATTAGTAGTGGTAACGCACTCAGGGAGCTAGAAGGGGCTTCAAGTGCTACCGATAAAGTTCAGGAGTTGCAATTTCAACTTAGCCGAGAAAAAGATGTCAATAAACAAGCCAAATTAAGACTGTCCCTAGAGGAAGCTACCAGGGAAGAACGAGAAGCCTGGGCAGCATTAGAGATTGCCGAAACCGAGATTAAGAATACTAAGGAAATAATTGCCTTAAAAACCCTGCTAAACCAAGGGAAGATTTTTGGGGAAGAATATGATCTAACAACAGCACAGCAAGCCATTAGAACATTACAAACCAAAATTAGTTTAGAGACGGATGCTAGCGAGAAAATTAAGCTCCAGTTGCAGTTGGTTGAGGCTCAGGGGCAGTTGATTGATGCAATCGTAAGGAAATACGAAGCAGGGTTAAACAAGGAAGCACAGGCCTATGAGAACACTATTAAACGCCAGAATAACGAACTAGATAATCAGAGTCGGAAATTCGATATTCTCAATAAAGCCCTTCAAATGCGTTCGGAATTACAGGACGCACAAAAAGGGGTGTTTGACGCGGCTAGTAGCTTTTACTCAGGGGAATTAGATGCTTTAGTCCAAGGAGAACGCTCTGAACGGAAGAAAAAACAACTCGCTGAATTAATCTCGGCTATTAAATTAAAATCAGCTATACAACAAGCTGAATTTGATAAACAAAGCCTGATATCCCAACAATTAATGAAAGGTATTGAAATAGAACGGGACAAACTAGCTGCTAGAAGAGCGTTGAATGATGCGAAAGTTGAAAAAAGAAAAGCTGATAATGCTCTTAAATCAGCCAAGAAAGATCCTAGAACAACTCCAGAAGAGTTAGACGACCTGCAAACAGCGGCAGATATAGCAAGAGAGAACGTCGGCTACCAAGAGCAAAACTTGGATTTATTACGGAGACAAGACATTAACCAGTCAAAAGTTTTCAAACTCCAGAGAGAGGCTTTAGACTATAGAAGTAAAGGGATGATCCGATCTGCTCAGGTAGAACTTGCTAACAATACCCCCAATCGAGGTTTGAGACGACAACGGATGAACGATATTAAGGAAGATGTTCTGAATGAAAGCTTTGGAGTGGGCAGCGTAAGCGATCTAACGGGTCGAGCCGCAGCGACGGGAGAGCAAGCCCTCAGAGAAAGTGGATTAAAAGGGAGCAGAAGATTGCCAGGAGGGATGTCCGCAGAGGGAACAATGCGGAGCATAAGAGGGGATGGGGAGTTCTCTAGTGCGACAGGTAGCGCATCTTCTGAAATCTACAAACTTACTGGCGGACTTGGAGGGGGATCAGTACCTTCTCCTCAATTAACAGATCCTCTAAAACTCCCCTCCGCATTGTCTCCCGTTTTATCCCCTAGTATTCCCCCAGACTTCTTACGGGCGTTGCAACAAGCCACAGAGAAAGGGCAGACGACAATCTCTCCAACAATAAATATCCCAATTACCGTAAACGGCGATCAAAAAGTGGGGGAATCAATTAAGAAACAAGTGGAGCCAAGATTAGAAAATGTTATTCAGCAAATGGTTAATCTCTCCCGTAATTAGTGGAGCTATCTTACTGGGAAGTGTAGGGAATGCGATCGCTACAAGCGTAAAATAAAACTAATCCCTAGAGGTTAGCTTGACCCCTAGGGATTATTGGTTATTCTTGACAATCAAATCAATTAATCATCGTCACTATCGCAATCATCATCAAAATAAAGACAATCGCGGGCCGCTATTAGGCGTGCTTCGCGCTCCCAATCACAGGATTTTTTATAATTATCGGAGGTCGGTTTGCCGTCGTTGTTTTCCCCAAATAATTTAACGGTCATCTGCAAAACAACGACGGCGTTATCCCACTCAAAACATAGATAGGACAATCGCAAACCCTTAACAATATGGTAGACGACCCAACCATCCCCGGCCCCATGATTAGTAATTCCCCAATTCCCGATGACGTACCCACTTACTTCTGTGTATTCGATAGGTTTTCTGGGTTCGGTGCGAGTAGCATCCGAAAATTTTGTGGCAATCTTAAAAGTAGATTTTTGCATTGTTTTTAGTCCTATTGGTGAAGTTTAGGAGAGGGAGTTTAAACCCTCTCAATTGATTTCTCCTATCTATAAAAATTGATTTGATTGTCTTCTAGGGATTCAAACCACTGCGCTTCTGTTGGCATCAGGTGTTCGTTATTTTTGAATGGATAAGGGAATATTCTCCTTGCTATTTTTGACGCTGCGATCGCATCTCTTTTTGTAGCAAACCAACCAGGAAAACGTACCCCAAACGGAATATAAGTTATCCCCCAATAATCATCATCAAGTCGGTTAACTGCCAACCATTTTCTAGCTGTGGCTTGAGCTTTTCCTAGTCCATAAATTGTCTGTGTTGTAATTGTTTTTCTCATGTTCTCCTTGTCCTTGTAATAACCGATGTCGGGGTTCCTTTCCAGTTTTCCTCAATAAAAAAACTTGTCATTGCCTAGAAGGTTTAACCTTTCACATTCCTTTCTAGCTTCGCTGTGTCTTGAACTTGAAAATACAACTTGACCTAAACTATTCTTGACTACAAATCCTTTAAATTCGCTCATTATCCTCCTGTTAATTTGTTAAAAAAAAGGGTAGTTCAAGGGTCTTTCCTACCCCGGATTCGTCTTACTTACACAAACACCAGATGACCGATGATCCTCGTCTAAACATCACCTCCTTTCTGTTGAGTTGAAGTTATGCGATCGCCAATTCCCATAAAGGTTTATTGTTGGTACAAGAAATCAGATTCTTCAATACCTATCTCTTTCATTTTGATTTTTAGAATCTCGTTGAGTGGTAAACCTCTGAGCTTTTCACAATTAATCTTTGGATTTTTAACCCAATTTTCTGTAATTATGAAATGACCGATGGTACTAAGCTCTGTTTCGTAAAATTGACCTTTACGTTTGCATTTGATTAGCAATCCTGAATCGGTTTTTTTAATCTCGTTTATTTCATAATGAAACGAGTTTAAAACTAACGTTTCAGTTTTTTTATAAAACTGTTCAAAGATGAAATGAATTGTGTATTTGCCACCGACAATTAAATTATCTAACATGATATTTTTTTCCTTTGGTTGATTTGTTTATTAATCTAAATTGTTACATACACCATTCTTGATGTATTTGAATTGGGGGAATTTCACCCCCAGATATTGGCTAGAGGAATTGATTCCCCCAGATTTTGTTGTATTTGACTGATCCACAGTCATAAGTTAATTCTGGTTTGTAATTTAAGATAAATTTATCGCTCTCCTTTTTAGAAGGAAATCCGATCATAGCTGGGGCAATAAAACTAGGGCTTTTGCTCTCTTCCCCTATCCAGGTTTTAAATTCTTCGTAGGTGTCAAAGATTAAGGGTTCGACGCTGGCGATGTAGTTTCTGTTCATTTTTTTTACCTTAAATAAATAATGGTTTGTTGAGCCTTTTAAAGACTTGCTCAGGTCTCGGTTGTTCTAGGGGAATTAATCGCCAAACATATCTGAGCGCGGTTGCTCATCTAGCATTGTTTGATGAATCATCGTATCAATCCCTTCCGATCTTTTCTGCCGTGCTAACCATTCCTCTCGGCTGATAGTTCCTTTTTCGCGTGGTGGTGTGGTCTTAAAAGTGCTAGATGGTTGCTGATTAGATTTAGGCTTTTCATCTTTTGCCCATAAATATCGAGCAATCCCAAACTTAGCGCAAGCTCGGCGAAGTGCCATGGCTTCAGCATTGGAGCATGGGTCGCCAAAACTCCCGCAATTGCTGTCTTCGTTTCCAGTTGCTGATCGTGAGATACTGCGATCGCTTCCATGAATTGTGAGCTTTCCTATAACAACGGTTCTATCCCCGTGATAATCACAGCTTAGTTCCCATTCCCAGCCGGGGGCGTAGGTGTCGAGAATATCGCACAAGCTAAACCAAGGAATATACTCAACGGTTCCCGATTTTGAACCTTTGGAGAACACAGGCTTCTGTTCAATGTATTGATCAAAGGTTTGGCCGAAAGATTTCAATATTTTCTCTAAAGTGTCCATTGTTTGTTTGTTCTAGGGGAATAAAGGTTAAGTTGTGGAAGTCGGGGGAATTTCACCCCCATTGTTTTTTACCAGCCGAGTGATTGACGGGCATCACTCAAAATTTTATTCATTTGTGCTTCTGTAATATCAAAATCGGGCGTGTTTGGTTTGATTCGCCCTGAGCTAAAGGCTTTTCCTGCGTAGCTACGAATAACGGGGATTTGCACGGGTTGGGGTCGGGCTTGGGTTGTTTTGGGTTTTAAAGTTTTGTAGGCGGTCATCCATTTATTAGTTTTGACCGTTGCCCAATTACCGTTTAAAACCGTCCCGTTCTCGGTTCGGATAAAGTGGACTGTGCCACCGTTTTCCATTAATTCAGTCCAACCGTATCGGATTTCCGTTGACCCGTCTGGGTGGGCCATTAAAATTGTGTCGATTGTGATTCCGTCGAAGTCTGATGTGTAAGAGGCGACAATCTCGGTGGTGATTGCGGTCGTGATTTGAGCTACCATGATATTTAGATTAGATCCTTTATTGGGTTGATTGGAGTCGGTTGGGCGTCCCTGAGAAAGTAGCCCTTCTGACTCTGTTGTTTTAAGAGGTGTTTTCTTGACCCCTATGTAAAACAGTATAACTAAAAGTCTTACAGATGTCAAGTAGTTTTACATCAATCTTACTTATAGGTAAAACACTTTACTATATGTTTTACTTATAAGTCTTACAGATAGGTTGGAAGTCCCTATCTGATTAGGTTTTGAGGTTTACAGACTTTCAAGAATCAATTTGGCGGCGTATTCCCATGTACTGCGTCGGGTCAAAGTGCCTTGTAGTCGGGTTTTATCATCCCCCTGGTGACTCCGTACCCATGCTTTGAGGTTGTCAAAATCGGCAGTAGAAGGGTTAAACACTGCACACTCAACAGCAAGGTTACGGGGTTCTGATTCCGGTG